CTGCTCTTTCTGAAGTGCTTCCAACAACTTGTTTCTAGCTTGTTCATTTCGCCGACGCACATTACGATCAGATCTTCTAGCGATATCCACTCGTGGATCTCTAGGAGGTCGATTCTCTCTTCCAGATTGAGTCATAAAGTCCCAACCAGGTTGTTCGAAATCTAATCGTTTAACGTCGTCCAATGTGAATTCACCAATCGGCTGCGTTAACAGCTTTTCGATATACTCATCCATTGACTTTGCGTATATGACTGATAATGGTTCAACATCATTCATATACACCGGACCCGGAGTCTCCACTCCTGAGTGCGGCCGAAACCTTGATTTTGATTGTTTCTTTCTACTTCGGTATTTTTCCTTAGCAAAGTCCCAATCGTCATTTAAACAATAACAATAATGTTCCTGCAAACCACAGCTATCGCAGTGGTCTGCCATTTTGTCTCGTTCATACAACAAGGTGTTCAAATTGTAGTCACTTAATTTCTTCAAGTACGCATAGCGTGACAAACTCTGTGGTACTAATTTTATGGTATTATTTGTAGTAAGCTAATATATACAATTGGGGGCCAGCTCAAACCGCACCAATAGATCAATTTTGTTCGGTGATCAACCTCCCTTAAATAAGGGTATCGCACGAGGACGACATCTACAAATGCAAAGCCTATTCATAATATACAAAACTAATAAAACAACTATATAAACGGTATCCATATACATTTGGCTCTATTCAACTATACACATGAATCCCATCGAGCAAACGGGACGGTCTTATTTAGGAAATTCCGAAACCTATATGTCAGCAAATATTTCAAACGGAGTATCACTATAAATTTTGTGAACTCCTTCAACATACTTGCTCTTCCATTCTGCCACTCTGCTATCAAAATTCTCATCAAGCATTGTGCATAAATGGGTAATCCCAGCACGTCGTGCAACTTCCCTCAATTGAGATCGTTTGAACTCGTACTTCTCTCTGCCGTGATTGAACCATTCACGTAGAGCTGTGTCAATATTCTGTGCACATGCAAATTCTTCAGTGATAGGACTGTTTTTATCCCTCACATATGCATGCAACATCTTATGACATGATTTATCAATCAATGCTCCAACATAAACACCCAATTCAGGCATCCAAACACTTTTCCTTTTCAGGAATTCAAATTCTTCTGGTGGCAAGAAATCCACAAGTTCACTTTCCTTATCTGG